CAACAAATTCAACAAATTCAACAAATTCAACAAATTCAACAAATTCCACAATTATAGGTCTAAAAAAATGATGAGTAGTATAATAATAGAATGAAAAACAAAGAGAAACTAAAAGGAACAACAGAAAAAATAGAAGCAATAGATACAAAAACAACAGTTAAAGAAAAAGGTTTATCAACATTTCCATTTGTAAGTATTATAACACCAGCATATAATCGTAAAAGATTTATTCCATATTTAATTGAGTGTTATAAAAATCAAATATATCCAAAAGAATATATGGAATGGATTATTTATGATGATGGATCAGAATCTGTAGAAGAATTATTTAAAAATCTTCCTTTTCCAAATGTACGATATATATATGAAATAGAAAAACAGAATATTGGTGTAAAACGAAATAGATTAAATAAAGAAGCAAAAGGAGAAATTATTATTGCGATGGATGATGATGATTATTATCCTCCAGAAAGAGTTCATCATGTTGTTGGAGCATTTAGATCAAGGCCAAAATATGAATTAGCGGGATCCTCTGAAGTATATATGTATTATACAGATATTCATGAAATATATAAACTAGGTCCATATTCATCAAACCATGCTACAAATGGAACGATGGCATGGAGAAAATCATATGCGATGAATCATACATATGATGAAAATGTAACCCATGCAGAAGAAAAATCATATCTTGAAAGTTATAAACATCCTATGATACAATTAGATCCATTTAAAACAATGTTAGTGATGAGTCATAGTGAAAATACATTTGATAAGAAAAAGATGAGAGAACAAGAAAATAATCCATTTGTTAAGAAATCACAATTAAAAATAAAAGATTTTATAAAAAATAAAATACTTCGTGAATTCTATAGTAATGCCTAAAACCAAAGTAATCTACTATAGGAGATGAATAATCAGTTACACCCATTATATGTTCTACATCAAACCTATGGAAATAGCCTTGATGATGACGAGACAAAAATATATACTCCGTATAATTCAATAAAAATTCCATTAAGAAGACATCAATATTCAGTAATAGATACAATGAATGATTATGAGAATAAAATGTTAAATGGGAAATCAATTGATAATAGTATTATGTATTCTAAATATGGAATTCTAGGGGATTCAGTGGGAGTTGGAAAGACATTTATGATTCTTGGACATATAGCAAGTATTAAACATAATCGTACAATGCTAGAATTTCCAACATTTAATCATAGTTCAACAAAAACATTATATAGTTTAGAAAAACAAGAATATAAGGACATTTCAAATGCTGGATGTTTAGTAATAGTTCCTCATACATTATTCCGTCAATGGAGCGACGAAATAACAAATAAAACTGATTTGAAAGTTTCATTGATGAAAACAAAGAAAGATGTAAATTCTGATAAATTTATGAATAGAGTAATGGATGCGGATATTATATTAGTTAGTAATACTTTATATAAAGATTTACATTTAAGGGCTGAAGAACTAAATATACGATGGAATCGTATATATATAGATGAAGCGGATACGATTGAATTAGTATCAACATTAATTCGTAAAGAAGCAAATACAAATTTTATATGGTTTATAACAGCAAGTTTTACTAATTTATTATTTCCATTTACATATGCTGTATATATAGGTCCATCAATTTATGAACATTTTAAAACATTAGTGAATGTTCATCCAGAAATGGATTCATTTATGAAATCCATATTTAAAACATCATCACAATGTTATTATTTTCATTCATATGTTCGTTCTACAAGATTTTTAAATGAATTAATAAATGGATCTCATAAATTAAGAGGAAATTGTGTAATTCGTTGTTCTAAAAAGTTTATTGATAAATCAATTATATTGCCAGGATTAATATCTCAAACTATTATTTGTAAAGTTGCTCGTTCTCATGAATTAATATATGATGTTATTAATAGTAATATACGTAATTTATTAAATGCGGGTGATGTAAAATCAGCATTAGAAGAATTAGGAGTGAAGACAGAAAATAATAATTCATTAATAGATGCTGTAAATGAAAATAAACAAAAAGAATTAGATAGACTTATTAAAACATACGAATTTAAGCAAGGATTAGAATATTCTTCTTTGCAAATAAAAGAACAATCATTAAAAAATCTTGAAGAAAAAATAAATCATTTGAAAGAACAAATTAAAAATTTTAAAGAACGAATTGAAAATTATAAAAATGATATTTGTCCAATTTGTTACGATGAACCATCAGATCCTTTAATTACAAATTGTTGCTCTAGAATATTTTGTGCTTTATGTATATTAAAAAGTTTATCAAGAAATATATCATGTCCTTTATGTAGAGCAGAAATTCGTCCATCATCATTAAAAAAATTAACAAATGTAAATATACTTGTAAATAATAATATGTTAGAATCAAAAGATTCTATTAATGAACCAAAAAAAAAATTAGATGCTTTGTTTGAAATTATAGACAATAATAAAGATGGTAAATTTTTAATATTTAGCCGTTATGATAATTCTTTTATAGAAATTTTACAAGAATTTAATAAAAGAAATTTAATAGCAAAAGAATTAAAAGGATCAAAAGATATGATTGCTTCTACACTAAAAAATTTTAAAGAAGGAAATATAAACTCTTTATTTTTAAATACTATTCAAATGGGTGCTGGATTAAATATAACAGAAGCCACACATGTTATATTATTTCATGCGATGACACATGAAGAAGAAAAACAGATTCTAGGACGTGCTTATCGTGTAGGAAGAGATAAAGAACTTAATTTTATAAAATTATTATATCCTAATGAGATATCTCATTAAGTTTCATATTATTTATCATAGTTTCAAGAGAAATTGCTTCATATCTTCTAATTTTATCAGGTTTTAATGAAGTATCTTTAGTTTTTAGATAAGCATACATAGGTGTTAAACGAATAGGAACTTTATATTCGGATGAAATTTCACAAAGAAGTTTCCAAGCATTGAACATTGCAGATTGTTTTGTTAAAACTGGTGTATATCGTATATCTTCAATTGGTTTTTTTTCTTTTATAGGTAATTCTTCATTAAGACGCAAACTAATATTTTTTAATTTTAATTGAAGGCTTAATGGAAGAATATTCCAGCATTGATAAAAGAAAGCCCAAAAATCTCCTTCATCACTATTAAAATATGCTTCAAAAAATGTAACATATTTTTTCCATGCTTCATAATTATTTCCACAATTTGCTTGAATTCGTTCTGGTATATTTTCTAAACTAATTAAACTAGCAAGATTCCCTTCATTATTTTCAATATCCAAATCTAACATAGGATCCCATTCTTCCCATAAAGCCCACCAAGCAACAGGAATAACACCTTCTGGTATATTTATTTCATCTTTTGTATAATCAAATCCTTGAATTAATCTTTGTAAAATTCGTAAATCCCCATGATAATTATCAGGGGGATATTTTCCTAGCCAATTATATATATATTCTTTATTTGGAGGTTTAACTTCAAATGTTAAACATAATTTTGCTATTTGTTGTAAAACTCTTGAATCTAATGTATTACTAATTAAAATAAGAGGTCTTCCAGATCTACATGAAGGATTTTTTAAATATATTAGTAATTCAGATAAACCTCCTCGTTCTCCATTACTCAATCCATCAATTTCATCAAGAAGAATACCAATCCCACCTTTTGTTCCTTGTTCCATCATTTGTAGAATTCCTCCTTCTTTTAATAATGGCAAGATTGTTTTACGAAATGAAGCACCAGAGCGGGTATGACTAGCATTAAATTCTATTGTTTTTAAATTAGATTCCTTAAAAATTCTATGGGCAATTGTTGTTTTTCCTACTCCAGGATTTCCTAGTAATAAAATGGCTGAATAATTTCCTCTTTTTATTATCCATTGTTTTATTTTTTCTTCAATTTCTGGATGGAGACAAACTGTCTTCTCTATCATTAATTAATATTTACTCACATATTTTAAGTGTCTTTCTTATGTACCTGGAGGTCTAGGTATAATATTATTATATGAAGATACTCCGTCATATATTCCTTGCCATGTTACTTGTTTAGCCTTACATTCTGCTATAATTGCTGATCTACGATCATCTACATTTGTTATATTTAAAGATAAATGAAATGTCTGACTATCTGTTACTGTAGGTGTTCCTATTACAGGATTATTAGCATTATATTTTTGAATTCCATTCCCAGTACCTCCATCAGTGGATACACCAACAGTATCCACACAAATAAAATTAGTTCCAACTTTTAATAATGTTAAAAAATCAGGACAGAAATTAATATTAGGAGGCCAATTAAGATTTGTGCTAGAAGAATTATCAACATATGTTCCATCGGGATTGAATGTTTGAATACCAAATAAAATAAAAAATACTAATATTCCAATTGCTGCAATTCCACCGGCTAAATATTTATGAAGAAGAGCAAATAAAAAGAATATACCAGGGATTGTTATAAAAGCAGCAAATATATAAAAAATGAATGATAATTCCATCTAATACATATATATAGATAAAAAAATGTATTATATATTTTCTTGTCTATATTAATTTATAACAGAGATATGTCACATAGATTCCTATAAAGTACCGAACAGCACCAGCAAGAATTACATTATAAATCAAAGATTTATAAAGTACCGAACTGGACGACGGGGGCAGGGGCACCGCCACCTTCGTAGCCGAGCTCAATGTAACCGGTGAGGTAGTCTTGGTTGGGGTATGTTCCAGCGTTTGTACCAGCTACACCGAATGTAGAGGCACCTGAAGATGGTTGTGGGCCACCATTGCGGACGACTAATTGAACCTTACGGAAATAGCGATTTGATGAGATGACGTTCTTACCAATATCTTTGAGGAGACCACCCGCGACATTAATTGATGAGAGGTAAGGTGAGCCAGCCACACCATAGGCAGTACCGAGCGAGGCCCATGTGGCGTTAGTGAATGTGGACTGGCCAGCATTAGGGTTGTAGGCATAGACTAAGCCTTGGAGAGTAGAAACGGTCATGAAGTGTGAAGGAGCATTCTGGCGAGTACGGGAGGAAATGGAAGTCATCTTATACCAAGAATTTAGAAAAAAAAATTCTAAAATTTAAGATTTAAAAATAGATTTTTTTTTATAGGAACCGGTGATAGGATGAATTTTACTGAACTAAATGAAGGAACTGCCGATGGATCAAAAGATTTAAGAGATCTTCCTTTGGATAAAGCCGGATCACCAAAGTTTGGAAAGCAAAATGGACGTGTAACATTTGGACCGGATGTTGGTGCTGGAGGAACATTTGTAACTCCTCCCGGATTTAAGCATGAAACACAAGTTGAAAGTAATTTTATTGATGATATGTTACGAGGTAATTGGGAACAAACTACTTTGAGCCGTGCTTTCTTTTCTCCAGAAAATATACGAGTTATTCAAAATTCTATAAGAAAAACTGTTTATGAGCGTAGTGGAGATAAAAAATATGTGATTGATGATCAATCTGTCGATGAATTAAAAATAATCATGCGTGGTATGTTTTATCAATATGCTCGTAATTTAGAAACCAATGTAAAAGAACAAGTTGCGGATCTAAATTTAAAAGTTGTTGATTGGTCTGCTCCCCACATATTAAGTGCTGTAGATCATTATCATTATTATATTAATGATATTAGTCATATGCCAGTTCCTATGCAACAACCTCAGAATATTTCTAGAGCTGGAACTAGAAGTTTGCCCGCAAATCCTTATATGTAATGATAGAAAAATTGAAATAAAAAAATACTTAAACACTTAGTGTGAAATACTATTATGAAGAGTACTTCATCAAATGATCTTTTAGCTCAGTGGTTTTAATTTGAATGCAAAATTCAAAATGCAAAATTCAAAATGCAAAATGCAAAATTAAAAATGCAAAATGCAAAACACTAGAGAGCATGGGTCTTATGTCATTAATAAGGTAAGCCCAGGGTCGCGAGTTCAATCCTCGCATAGATCATTTTTTTTGATTTTATAGTATAGAATCAAAAAAAATGTATATCTTAAAGTAAATATACTATAAATTATTAGAATGGGATACATTTATAAAGTAACTAATAAAATAAATGGAAAACAATATATTGGGCAAAGTATATGTGCTGATATTAAAAATAGATGGAGACAGCATAAAGCAAAAGATGGTATTGGTAAATATTTATTAGCAGCATATAATAAATATGGAATTAAAAATTTTATATATACAATAATATGTATTTGTTTTGATGAAGATTGTAATAGGTTTGAAGAAGAATATATAAACAAATATAATACATTGGCACCAAATGGATATAATTTACAAAAAGGTGGAAAACGTGTATATACAAAAAGAGAAAATAATAAATTATCAGAAGAGCATAAACAAAAAATAAGAAATAAACTTACTGGAAAAAAACTAACAGAAGAACATAAAATAAAATTAGGAAATGCTTCAAGGGGTAGAAAATTATCAGAAGAACATAAACAAAAAATTAGTAAAACAATGTTGAATAATAGAAAACCTTCATTAAATAAAGAACCCAAAAAAGTAATAGTAAAAGATAAAAAAATTAAAGAACCAAGAATTAAACAACCAAAAGTTAAAAAAATTAAAGAACCAAAAGTTAAAGAACCAAAAGTTAAAGAACCAAAAGTTAAAGAACCAAAAGTTAAAGAACCAAAAGTTAAAGAACCAAAAGTTAAAGAACCAAAAGTTAAAGAACC